TTGCAGAGTTTTGCTGTATTTTGCGAAGCTCATCAGATGCTTCTTTGAAATTGATATTTGTTGCAGCCGTCTGTTGCGCCAGGTTTTTTAGCGTGCCCTGAAGCCTCGTGAGCTGCTCACCGCCCTGCTCCTTAATCCGTACCAGCAGTTCAGTAACTTGGCTCATTTCTTCCTCTTGTTCAAGACGGACAGGGCAGCCATCTCCATCACCTGCACGCCTTCAAACATTGCCACAGGATCCTTGACTGCATACAGCTTACATAGCCATTCCAAAGTCTGGTAGTTCAATCCCGTCAATCCAGCCATGCTCGTGTGCCATTGCGTTGACAGACGAATGAACATATTCAGCACATCCCAATTCTCCTCCCACACCTCGCAATCTTTCTCAACACTCTCCAACCTCAAGGCGGCAAGCTGTTCCTCGCTAGCACCAAGAGCTTTCAGGTCAGTTTCACGTTCATCAACAACGCCGCCTTTCGCCCAATACTCAGCGGCGATTTTTAGTTTTTTGCTGGCGCTCCAGTCACGCTGTCGGCATACGCTTGAATCAACGCACGCATCACATAAGGATCGTCGCAGATCTCCTTCTTAGCCTTCTGCGTGAATGCCACGTCCTTGCCTTCTTCATCCTTGACACCGTCCCAACCTTCAAGGATCCCATCAACCAAGACATCATCGCCTTTGTCAATTAGATCGTTGAAGGCAGAACGACTCATCTTCTTGAAGACTGCATCGAACGTTTGCTTTTCAAATTTGCCACCATCGACAGGGACTTCCACTGTCACGGGCCATTTGTACGAAGCAGTCTTCTTGAGAATGAAAGCCATAAGGATCAGGTGAAGACGAGTGACATTTCGTTGTTGCCAGCCGTGGTAGGCAGGGCAAGGTACGGCATCGACAGAGCGATAACGCCGTTCGTGTCAGCGTAGCTGCAACCAGTGATGTCTGTCTGTGCTGCGTTGACCGTGACAATGTTGCCAGAGGTAGCACCCAACACAATCGTGGTAGCGCCAGTAGCAGAGGCAACGGCCTTGGCGAAGAAGTCAGTGGTGCCAACTGCAGGAGCCTCGATCACAGCAGTACCACCAGGGGCACGGTTGGTGATCAGCACTTCTTTATTAGAAGCAGTCTCCTTGTACAGCAGCTCGTTGTTCATTGCCAGATCGAAAGACTCAATGCGTGAGCTGGTCACACCGTGGAAGGTGGCAGTTGTCACGTTGGTGTCATTCACTTCGATCGCAGCAGCCTGATTGGCCACAGTGAACGAACCCGACAGGGAAGTGCCATCAGGTGCGTTGTAGATGCCGATGAAGTTGAAACTCGCAACAGCAAACTGACCAGCAGTCATGTTGAAGCTGACAGTGCCGAGAGCACCAGTGATCTTGTGACGAGTGCCGTCGTAGAAGCAGTAGATCGTTGCCGAACTGAAGCTGCTCGAGACCGGTGCATAGGTCACGGAAGTAGACGAAACAATCGTCTCGCTCAATCCGCAAGATTTCAGCAGTGGGCCAAACGCAGGCGCAGTACCAGCCGTTCCGGAACCAGCAAGTTCAACATCAAAGGTGACGCTGACGCGCTTGTTGGCAACCAATGTGCCGCGAGTGCTGTTACCCAAAAAGCCTTGATACGCAGCAGCCTGAACGTTGTCAGACTCAATCGGAGTCACCTCAAGATTGGTGACTTGAACCGCATCAGTGCCGCCGACAGGACTTGGATCGGTCCCGTAAGTCGCCTCAATCTTTGCGATCAGAAACTTCTTCCGTGTCAGTGCCATCGGTGGTAGGAGCGGCGGTTTCTGTGATCAGTGTAAGCTTTCCCGTCTTGGGGTCAAACAAATAGCTGCCGCCCACTCCGGGATTGGGGATTTCCCTTTCAATCTTAGCCATAATGTCAGGCGCTAGTTAATGAAGTCCTGCTTGTACGATAACGGACAATGAAGTCCTGGCTGATAATACCCAGCGGCACATCAGCTTCATACAGGTTGAAGTCAGTTCGATCAGGTGTCAAGTCAAGGGCGTAGCCGTTCAGGGTCTGATCAGCCATCAACTTGGCATGCACTTGCTGGGTGTACGTATCTGACTCATCATCGGGCACTGCAGCACGCACCAGTGTCGTGACCCTGACCCGCATTGACCAGTCCAGCTTGTCGTAGAAATTCGTATCAATAGGTTGATCGTTGACAGGCTCGACAATGACAGCAGGCACTTCACCACGCGCCAGAGGCTCCACACGGCTCCTGTAGACCGTCGCACCTGTGATCGTGTCCAGATTGCTCTTGATGCGAGCCAGGATCAATTCGCGGCGGGTGTCAGCCATGGTCAGGCAGAAGCGACTTGAACAACAGTGCAGATAATCCCTGGGATGCTTGGATGAGCAAAGGGGCTGGTCTCTGCCGATTCAGCATGAATGTAAGCGTCAGCGTTAGATGTCGCCCAGATCAGCTCCAAGTAATCACCGGCAACAATTGGCAACACAAAATTGACGCAGCCGATCACGTTGCCGTCAACGTTGCCATGCTTTGCGATGATGCTGAATCGGCTGTCGCTAGCCGGCACGTTACCAGCGCTGCCTTCGTTATTCTTGCGCAACCAAACGTTGATATCGTGAATGCTGCTGTCCGTATTACTGAATTGAATTGAGAACGTAATGCTGTAAACACCAGCACAATCAAACGTGATGCGAGTGCCAGAAACAACGCGAACACCTCGACTGCCCGTATCACGTTGACGCAGGTAAATCGCAGTTGGTGTGTTAGCCGTTGCTGTCTGCGACGTGTCGTCCCAAAACGAACCCCAATACCCTGGCGAGGAGAAATACGGCAGTTTGCTCCAAACGGAAACGCCGTCTCCAACTTTGACGTTATTGGTTTGTGTCTCAACGGCAGTCTCACCCGGAAGCAACACGGGATTGAGGTTTGCCCAATTAGCTCTGGTGTTGACCTTGAAAATGCTGCTCATAGCCTCAAAGTCAAACCTTGCTCAATAGTAGTTCCGAAAACAAACCGTCATCAAGTGCTCGATTCTCTCTGACGGTATAGGAGACCGAATCAACAGTAATGGCAGTGCCACGGGCGGCAGTGCTGACGTCAGAAGTCTTCGCCAATAACGAGTACTCCCGACTCAAAGCCATGCCACCCGCAAGCACCTCCACAGGCGAATCCAGGATGCCGACAAAAGTTGAAGCGCCAAGAGTGCAGGAAACCCCGAACTCGTCAACGTTCAAAAATGCCAGCGTATCCTGGAAAGCCATCTGGATCAGTTGCCGTACTTCTTGCTGTAGACCAGCGAGACGCCGTACACGAACACAGGGTTGGTGCCAGCTTGAGTACCGACAGCACGCACATAACGGCGCACGTCGTTGCAGTTGATGCTGATCTTTTCGAATGCAGCAGCAGCGTCGGTGACCTGAGTGAAGGTCTTGCCGGTGATGTCAGCCCATGCCGAGTTGTCAGCCGAATCCTGAAGCTTGACGTTCAGGGTAGGAGTGGTGCCGCTACCAGCTTCGCAATCCAGGATCACGATCGCTTCGCCTTCAGCATCGTTCGACCCTTGCAGGTCAAAACCAGTGCCGGTGGCGGTAGCAGTGCGGGAATCAGCGGCCAGCAGGCTCGCGATGTAGGTCTTCGACCCCAGGTTGTGGATCATTGGTCTTTCTCCGTTTGGGAGTGGGTTTGCTTGGAACAGAGATTGGCTGCTCGTCAGCCGTAACAACTTCCTCGACGATGGGAGCGGGAATGGCCTTCTGGATGCCGATCAACAGCAAAGCTGATTTGTGATCAGTTTCAACGAAATCACCAGCCTTCACTTCTTTGAGATCAACGATGGTGTTCCGCAACATCTGAATGCGCATTACCCGCTCCACAATCATCAGGACAACTTGCAGATCGACTCAGGATGGCGGATAGCCACGTCGTAGTCCTGCATGGCCACCACACGGACCGTGCCAGAAGCAGAGCCGGTGTAGGGATCAACCATGATGTCCAGACCACTCCAGAAGCCGATCATGATGTCGCTGAAGTTAGCGAACACCGCAGTGTTGTTCGGCATGGAGTTCGACACGTAAGCCGAGTAACCGTTGATGGTGTTGTTGGCTTCGTAGATGAAGTTGGCGTTGGTGCCGGTTGCCGACTTCTCGGTGGTTTTCAGAGTTCCACGCAGGGAGGAATTCATCATGTAACCGAGGGTGCCCAGCAGGGCGTTGTCGGTGCTCAGAGCGGCCTCAGCGTTCACATAATCAGCGAACGTGGTGTAACCGGACTCGGTGTTGATGCCGGTCACGTTGAGGAAGCCCAGCGGGTAAGAACCGGTGCCGGTGCCGTTGATGGCCTGATTCTCAACCTCGATAGCAATCTGCTGAGCCAGGTCACGACGAACGAGGTTCTCGATGTCAATGCTGGACTGCAGGAGCAGACGGCGGCTGTAATCAGTCAGAGCACCAATGGTGCGGGGCTGCATCGTCACCTGATCAACGGTGAGCTGGGATTCGTTGATTGAACCCGACTCAGCAACGTGATACACAGTGGCGCCACCCGATTGACGGGGCAGAGCAACCATGCCTTGCAGACCGGTCATGATGGTCGCACCAGCGCTTTGCAGCACCAGAGCTTTGCGCAGCAGGTCGATGAAGCTGTCGCTCATCAGATCAGTGGCAACCAGATCACCACCACCCGAAGCCGAACCAACAGTCAGGTCGCGACGGCCATAACCCAGCACATCGGCAGGGATCAGGATGCCACGAGCTTCCTTACCGCTCTTCTCTTGAGCAGCACGGCTGACTTCCATTTCGAAACCAGCAGCACGCTGAGCTTCCTGGCTGTTGGGATGAGCCAGAGCGTTGATAGCGCGGATGAACGAGAAGTTGCGGCGCTCCTTGTCAGACATGCCGATTTCGGCGTCCTTAGGATTCACAGGCTTCTCTTGAACACCCATCTTCTCCAGAAGGGCAGAGCGCAGCTCGTCGAGGCTACGGGAGTTTGCAATAAACTCTTGAGCCATTTCAATGTTCTTGGTGCGTTGACCAAGGGCGATCATGTCGGCCACTTCCTTAGCCTTGGCCTGAGCGGCCTCAGCGCGGATAGCCTCAAGATTGAGGGGTTGATCCACGGTTGTAACTCCGTTTGTAGTTTGTTTAACGGCTGAGGCCGT